AAAGTCACAAAAAACATCAGCAGTAAAAAGAAAGAGAGCAAAAAAACAAGGAGTAGGTGGTAAACCTACAATGGTTAAAACATTTAAGAAAAAATAATTCGTTTGACTCGTAAGAGTTGGAAGTAAGTATTAACTGAAGAAACGCACTAACTTTAATTAGGAGGTGTGTTATGGATAGACAAACATTATATATTATTAAAAAACAACAAATGGAAAAATGGTTAAAAGAAAAAGAAAAGAACCTAAGATAGGAACAGGTAAAAAACCAAAAGGTTCAAGTCGTAGACTTTATACAGATGAGAATCCTAAAGATACAGTTAGAATTAAATATGCAACTGTAGAAGATGCAAAAAAAACAATAGCTAAAGTTAAAAGAATTAATAAACCTTATGCTAGAAAAATACAAATACTTACTGTATTAGAACAAAGAGCTAAAGTACAAAAAAAAAATGAACAAGCAAGATTAGCAAAAGCAGCTAAACAACAACTAAAGGAAAAGCATAAAAAATATGGCTAGGTCAGGAACATATAATTTTAATCTAGATATAGATGAAGTAATTCAAGAAGCTACTGAAATGATAGGTGGTGAACAAACTTTAGGACATACTCCTCAATCAGCACGTAGGTCTATTAATTTATTATTAAATGATTGGCAAAATAGAGGTGTATTATTATGGTCAACATTTACTACAGCAGTTACAGTAGCAACAAGTGTTACCTCTTATGATTTAGATGATTCAGTAAATGATGCTTTAGTAATAACAGTTAAAGCTAGTATAGCAGCAACAGAAACACAACTAACAAGAATATCTTTTGAAGAGTATAATGTATTACCTAATAAGTCACAAACAGGTAGACCAACACAATATGCTATTAAAAGAAATGTAGATAAGCCAACAGTATTTTTATATCCTGTACCTAATACAAGTACAGAAATATTAACAATAGAAGGAATAAGACAATTACAAGATGTAAATAAATCTTCAGAACAAAATGCAGATATACCAAAAAGATTTTTACCTTGTTTAACATATGGACTTGCACATCAATTAGCACAAAAAAGACCTGGTGTTACTGATGTAAGAATAGCTATGTTAAAAGCAAGTTATGAAGAAACATTTAAAAGAGCAATGGAAGAAGATAAGGAAAGAGCAAGTATTTATTTTAAACCTAAACTAGGATATATTTAATGTCTAAGACAGCTAGAAAAGCAAAAGCAATGTGTGATACATGTTCTTTTGTTTATGATAAAAAAGTAATGCGTTTAAATAGTTATGATATGTTAATATGTCCTCAATGTTTTGAAGGTAATTATGATTTAAAAAATCATCCACAAAATAGGTCTGCTGATGTAAGAGATGATACAATAGTTCCTAATGCAAGACCTGATGTATATGGTAGAAATATAACTTGGGAAGCAGCTAATATTACATGGAATGATGTTCCAGAATTAAATACTAGAACGTGGGGTAAAGTATGAGTGATTTAACAAACAGTTTAATTAATGCAACATATAAAAAATTAATACAAGTTAGTAGTTCTGGTAATGAAGGTATATCAGGTACATTAACAAACGTACAAACAGGAGATGGAACTAATACAGCTTTAAAATTAGCTACAAGTGCTGCTCAAGTAGATGGTACTTTATTTGTAGGACAAACCTTTGGAGTATTAGGTGACGCTTCTATAGCAGGTGGTTTAGCAGTAGCAAATAAAGTTAGTGCATCTGCATTTTATGGTGATGGTTCTAATCTTACAGGTATTACAATGTCTATTGGTGGTAATATATCTGTAAGTAATGCAACAATAGGTAGTAATCTTTATGTTGGTGGAACTACTACAGTAGTAGGAGCTACGCACTTACAAAGTTCATTAAGTGTAGCAGCAGGAGTTTCTATAGGTGGTAATCTAAATATATTAGGTACAGCTACAGTAAGTGGTGCAACAGGTTTTTTAGGTACTGTTAGAGTATCAGGTGCAACTTCTATAGGTGGTGCATTAAGTGTTGGAGGAGCTGTTAATTTAGCATCTACTCTTACAGTAACAGGTAATACTTCTATAGGTGGAACAGTAACAATAGGTGGAGCTAACGTACAAGCTGCAAATGCTAAAGTATGTGCTTCAGCTTTTTATGGTGATGGTTCAAACTTAACTGGTGTTACTATGTCTATAGGTGGAAACATTTCAGTTAGTAATGCTACAGTAGGTGGTAATTTATTTGTAGGTGGTACAGCAACTATTGTAGGTAATACTACAATGACAGCAAATCTAGGAGTAGGTGGAACATTAGATGTAGTAGGTAACACTTCTTTAGGAGGAACAGTAACAATAACAGGAGCTAATGTACAAGCAACTAATGCAAGAGTATGTGCTTCAGCTTTTCATGGTGATGGAGCTAATTTAACTAATGTACCTTCAGGAGCTATATCAGGAAATATATCAGTATCTAATGCTATTGTTGGAGGAACACTTAGTGTTTCAGGAGCTACTCATTTAAAAAGTACAGTATCTATAGGTAGTACACTTGTAGTTGCAGGAAAAGCAGAGTTTGATGGAGATGTATGTGTAAGTGGAAACTCACAATTAGTAGGAACACTTAAAGTTACAGGTGCTACAACTATAACAGGTAACTCAGGGTTCTTAGGTACAGTACGAGTTAGTGGTGCTACAAGTTTAGAAGGCACAGCACATATAACAGGTACAGCTACTATAACAGGTAATTCAGGTTTTTTAGGAACAGTAAGAGTTAGTGGTGCTACATCATTAGGAAGTACATTAGATATTGCAGGTAATACATCAATAGGAGGTACAGCTAAGATTACAGGTGCTACAACTATAACAGGTAACTCAGGGTTCTTAGGTACAGTAAGAGTATCAGGAGCAACTTCATTAGAAGGTACAGCTCATATAACAGGCACAGCTACAATAACTGGTAACTCAGGTTTCTTAGGAACAGTAAGAGTTAGTGGTGCAACAAGTTTAGAAGGTGCATTAGTTGTTGGAGGTAAAGCAGAACTTAATGGTGATGTATGTGTTTCAGGTAACTCTCAGTTAGTAGGTACACTTAAAGTTACAGGTGCAACAACTATTACAGGAGCTTCAGGTTTCTTAGGCACAGTAAGAGTATCAGGTAATACTTCATTAGAAGGACAATTACAATTAACAAAGAGTGCAGCAGCAGTTGTTTGTGCTACAGCTATTAATGGTGTAACCTCAGTATCCTTAAACTTTGGTAACGCACAAAACTTTAGAACAACAGTTACAGCAGCACACACATTAGCTAAACCTGTAGGATGTAGGTCTGGACAAACAGGAAGTATTTTCTTGACACAGAGTGGAGGAAGTGGTACAATGGCATATAACGCAGATTTTAAATTTATTGGTGGCACAGACCCAACCTTATCAACAGGTGATGGAGCAGTAGATAGATTAGATTATATTATAGTATCAGCATCTAGTGATGGAGTAGGTGGAGATATACAGATGGTAATTTCACAGGCATACGCATAATGGGAATATTTCAAAATAATTTATTAGCAGGAGCTGCAGCAGCAGCAAGTGCAGGTGGTGGTGGTTTTTATTCTCATCAGATTGCACAGTCAGCTAGATTTGATAGAGCTTCTCAAAGTTATTTAACACAAGATTTTGGAACTTTAACTGCTGCTAAATGGACAGTATCTTTATGGTTTAAAAGAGCACAAACAGGTTATGCTTTTTCTACTTTAATAGGAAGAACAGATGGTAACGCACAACTTTATTTTAGTGATGCTGATGCTCTTATTAATGATAGTAAATACACTAATACAGTAGATGGACTTTATCGTGATGCAGGAGGTTGGACAAATTTAGTCTATAATCAAAAATCAGTTAATACTGCTGCTGCTTATGTAAATGGAGTAGAAAGAAGTGTAACTGTATCTGGTAGTGGTAGTTTTTTTATACCTTGGCATACTACTTCAACTATAGGAAATATGAGTGGTACAGGTGATACAAGATTTTTTGATGGATACATGGCAGAAGTAGTAGGAGTATATAATCAAGATTTAGATAATACAGATTTTGGTGAATTTAAAAATGGTGTGTGGATACCAATAGAGCCTAATGTAACATTTGGTAGTAATGATTACTATTTAAAATTTGAAAATGCAAGTGACCTTGGTAATGATAGTTCAGGAAACAATAATGATTTTACAGCAAATAATATGGGTACAGACCATCAAGTTCTTGATAGTCCAACATTTGGGAGTTAAATAGATATGGCAAGTAATGGAAATTTTTGTACATGGACACCTTTACTAGGTATTAAAAATGATGGAGATAGTGGTATAACACTTAGTAATGGTAATACTACAGCAACACAAACACATAATGGTATAGCTACAACAGGTACATTAGGAGTTTCAAGTGGTAAATGGTATTGGGAAATTTACTATTCTGCTAGTGCTGATTTTAATGATGGACATTTATTAGCAGGATGGCAGTCTTTAAAAAAGAATGTAGAATATGCTTACACAAAACAACAACCTGGTGGTGGTCTAGGTGCTCCAGATAGATTTACTTGGGGTTCTCATTTAATGAATTATAGAGGTGGAGGTACTGGTGCATTTGGTGGTGGTTACTTATCTTCTATTAACAATGTTAATGGTACTTATTCTGGTGCGTTTAATTTAGGTTTAAGAGTAGGTTCTGCTTCAACATTACAATATGCTTTAGATTTAGATGATTATAAAATGTATTTTGGTGTTAATAATACATGGTATGATTTAGCAGCAGGAGCAAATACAACTAGTGATACTGACATTACACAAGTTACTGGTTGGTCAATAGAATCTACATGGCAAGGTTATCAATGGATACCTGCTTGTTGGTTTTCAGGAGCAGGTTCTGGAACTGTAGCTACAATTAATGCAGGACAAGATAGTACTTTTTCAGGTAGGTTAACTGCAGGTGGTAATGCAGATGATAATGGTTTTGGTGATTTTAGATATGCACCACCTTCAGGATTTCTTGCTCTTTCAAGTTCTAACTTACCCATATCAGAAGACATAGACCCTGCACAGACTGATGACGATTATCCTAGTAAACAATTTGGTGTGGTTACTTATACTGGTAATTCTACTACAGGACAAACAATATCTGGCTTAAATTTTAAACCAGATTTATTATGGGCTAAGAGTCGTGCTAGTCAATTACATTTTTTATGTGATTCTACTAGAGGTCTTACAAAGTTTGTAAGGTCTAATGATACTAATGCAGAATCAACACTTGCAAATGTATATACTGCATTTAATGATGATGGTTTTGTTTTAGGAACAAGTGGTAGTGGACCTAATGATAATGGTACTAATTACGTAGCATGGGCATGGAAAGCTAATGGAGGAACAGCTACAGCAACAATAACTGAAAGTGGTAACAATCCAGGTGCAGTTGTACAAGCAAATACAAAATCTAAATTTAGTATAATTACTTATACAGGAACAGGTGGAGCAGGAACTATTGCTCATGGACTAGGTGCTGCACCATCATTCATGCTTATTAAAAATCGTGAACAAACAGATTCATGGGCAGTATATCATGATGGAAATACTGATGCTCCAGAAACTAATTATCTTAAATTAGATACTACTGCTGCAACTGCTGATGATGCAACTTATTGGAATGATACTGCACCAACATCAAGCTTATTAACAATAGGTACAAACCATTCTGTAAATGCAGATGGTGAGACATATGTAGCCTATGTTTGGGCAGATTTAGAAGGTATGCAAAAATTTGGAAGCTATGAAGGAAATGGAGATACAAATGGACCTTTTGTATATTTAGGATTTAAACCTAGATTACTCGCAATTAAATCTATTGATTCTACTCAAAATTGGATAGTGGTAGATACAGCTAGAGAAACATTTAATCCATTAGGAGAAAAAACTTTAGCTTGGAATGATATTGGTGGAGATACTGACACAGCAGCTTTAAATTTAGACGTAGCTTCTCAAGGTTTTAAGCTAAGAGGTAATGATGCAAAAATAAATGCATCTGAAACTTACATCTATATGGCATGGAGTGACGTACCATTTAAATATAACAATACTTTTTAGGAGATTAAAATATGTGGGCTTTAGTAAAGGATAATAAAATACAACAAATATATCAAAGACCAAAATCTTTGATTATAGGTGAGGTACGTTATCCATCTAATATGTTTACTAAATATACAGATGATGAAAAAGCTGCTATAGGAATATATCCTGTAGAAGATAATGGTATAAAAGGAGATGATAGATTTGAATATACTTCACAAGCTATATATAGTTTTAGTGCTTCTGATAAAAAGATAACAACATCTTATACAATAACAGCTAAGTCTTTAGTAGATGTAAATAATGTAGATGAAGATGGAAATGCTATATTAGATTATAAAGGTAATCAAATAGTTTCATTAGGTTTAAAATCTATAGCTAAACAAAAAGCTAAACAACAATCTAATAATTATATAAAACAATTTAATTGGCTTGTAGAGAGGTCTATCTATGATAGTAGTAAAACTATACCTAATGCAGTTGGAACGTATGTAGGAAACATTAAAGCAGACTGTGCTACTATTGAAGCAGCTATAGATAGTGCAAGTGATATGGCAGCATTTAAAGCACTATATGAAGATACTAGAGATAGTGATGGTAATGTAACAGAAGTAGCAAAAGTTAACAGGTGGAGTGATGATTATGATGTTAAAACGTATTTACGTTAAAATAAGAAAAATTTATAGACAAATTAAAACAAGACTTTTTGGGAAGTTATGTGAATGTGGCAAAATAAAATAATAGGAGAATTAAATGGCATCAACATATACAAGTAGACTAAGACTAGTAAAGCAAGGAGATGGAGATAATCCAAATACTTGGGGTGTTGTATTAAATGATGGTATGATAAGTCTAGTAGATGATGCTATTGCAGCTTATACTACAGTAGAAATAGGAGCAGCAGCTACAGTAACTTTATCAGCAGTAGATGGTGCAGGTGATGTTCCACGTTCTGCTTTCTTAGAATTTAAAGGTTCAGTAGGTGGTTCTCATAATACTATAACAATGATAATACCTGCTCAATCTAAAAGCTATGTTGTTAATAATAAAGTATCTGCTAATACAACTGCAACTGATGTTGTTAAAATTAAAACAGCAGGTGGTAGTGGATATGATGTTCCTTTTGGTTCTGTAGGTTTAGTTATTTGTGATGGTACAAGTGTATTTCCTACTAATACAGCAGGACTAGGATTTGGTACAGCAGCTAATGCAGATGTAGGTGTATGTGCTACAAATATTGCAGATGTATCTTTAGCAGATTTAAGATATGTAAGAACATCTGTAACAACTACAGCAACTATTAGAGGAGATATAACTTATGAAGCAGGTACATTTAAAGTAGGTACATCTGCTAGAGCTTATAATCCAATAACAACATTAACAGATGCTGCAAGTATAGCAGTAAACTTTGCATTAGGTAATAACTTCTTAGTTACTATAGGTGGTAATAGAACATTAGCAGCACCTACTAATGCAGTAGCAGGTCAAACAGGAAACATATATGTAATTCAAGATGGAACAGGTTCAAGAACATTAGCATATAATACAGCATATCAATTTGTATCTGCTGCAGTACCTATACTAAGTACAGGTGCAGGAGATGTAGATATGTTAATATATAGTGCAAGAAGTGCAACAACAATAGATTCAGTCGTATTAAAAAACTTTGATAGGTAAGTATGTCAACAAGTTCTAAATTAGTAAAGATGGATTTCAAGCCTGGAATCTATAGAGAGTCAACACAGTATGCAGAAAAAGGTGCATGGTATGATGTTGAGAAAGTACGTTTTAGAGCAGGTAAACCAGAGAATATAGGTGGTTATGAAGCAAAAGTATCTGCTACATTTAATGGTGCAGCAAGAGATTTAATTACATGGTCTGATAATGACCAATTTAAAAGAGCAGCTTTTGGTACATCTCAAATGTTATATGAACATAATGGTGACCAGATATTTGATATTACTCCTGTATCTGCAAGTGTAACATTAGCTAGTTCTTTTTCTTGTGCTATTAGTTCTAACACAGTAACAGTATCAGCAACAGCTCATGGTAGAGCAACAGGTGATTTTGTTTTCTTTACAAGTTCTACTACTATTGGTGGTAATATATTATTAGGAACAACAACATATCCTGTAAGTGTTATTAATTCAAATACTTTTGCTTTATCAGTAGCTACTACATCTAGTGCTGCTCAAGCATCTGCAGGTGGTGGAACAATACATTACTTATTAGCTAATGGTGTAGATGCTGCAGCTACAGGTTTAGGTTATGGAGCAGCTTCCTATAATGCAGGTGTAAGTATTGGAGGAGCTAGAGGATGGAATCAATCAACATCTATAGGAGCTAGTGACTTTTCTAGTCAAATAACACAATGGAGTTTAGATAACTGGGGTGAAGATGTAGTTGCAAATAGAAGAGGTAGTTCAATTTATTTCTTTGATACAGATGCATCAACAAGTCCTACAAGAGCTACATTAGTTTCAGGTGCTACAAATTCAACACCAACAACTGTAAACTCTATTATAGTATCTCCTAACGATAGACACTTAGTTTGTTTAGGTACTAATCAATTTAATACAACAGCAGACCCTAATGGAACTTTTGAACCTATGTTAGTTAAATGGTCTAATCAAGAAGACTTTACTAATTGGGTTCCTTCATTAAGTTCAACATCAGGTGAAAATTTAATAACTGATGGTACAGAAATAGTAGGTGCAGTACGTAGTAGAAATGCTATTAACATATGGACAGATAATTCATTATGGACTATGACTTTTGTTGGTCCACCTTTTACATTTAGCTTTAATCAATTAGGAAGTAACTGTGGATTAATAGCACCACATGCTGCAGTTGACTATGATGGTGCAACAGTATGGATGGGTTATGATAATTTTTATATGTTTGATGGACAAGTTAAAAATTTAGATTGTACTGTAAGAAGATTTATATTTGATAGATTAAATGTAGACCAAAAAGATAAAATATTTTGTGGTATTAATTCTGAGTTTAAAGAAATTATATGGTTGTATCCTTCAACTAATTCTACTGAATGTGATAGCTATGTTATCTATTCACCTAATGAAGGTTACTGGACATATGGTTCTAGTATATTTACAACCTTTGCAGATAAACATGTATTTGGAAATACAATAACAACAGGTGTTACAGTAGCAGGTAATAATTTATATAACAATGAACCTGATGGAATGTATACAGAAAGTGGACAACCAATGTCTTCATTTATAGAATCAGCAGATTTTGATATGGCAGAAGGAAATGATATTATGTTTTTATCTAGAGTAATACCTGACTTTACTATTAGTGATGGTTCATTAACTTTTTCTATTAAGACACAAGACTTTCCTGAAAGTAATACATCAAGAGAGAAACCTAATCCACCACATTCAGTAACAAACAATACAGCTAAAATAGATATGCGAGCAAGAGGAAGGCAAGGGAGAGTAAGAGTATCATGTAATTCAGCTAATACAAGTTGGAGATGGGGATCAATTCGTTTAGCTATACAACCAGATGGTAAAAGATAATGGCACAACAATATCCACTTATACCTAAATTATATGGTTATCAA